GCAACCGTCTTCATCGGCATCTGCACGGCTGCGGATTCTGATATGTTTAAAGGTTTATCTTTCATTTATTTTTTTTCTTTTTTTTACCAAAAACAATTAATTCAATTAGACTTGCTAATTTATCTATTGCTCCAAAAAAGGCATACATAAATTTATCTAACATTATATTCTCTGTAGTTGTGGGTTTTCAGTGGTTATATTTTTTTCAGCTCTTGGTCTAGCTATAGAATCTTTACTTCTTTTACGAAGTTGTGCTACAGCTGACTCTTTTAACTGTCTTTGTTTCTTTGCAAATTTTAAATCTTTTTCTAAATTCATATTATTCTTTCTTTTTATGATACATCTCATAAAACATATTGTCACTATCCTCAGTCACCATGTTCGAATCTTCTGCATCCCAGTAAGTAGTTTGGACTTTATAGTCAGGCCAACTGTTATCAGTAGTGTAGCTATTAACATGCCACAAAATACGATTATTAGGCTGAGCTGCATAATTGCCGTTAGCAAGAGCCAATATATGCGCACACTTATGTTCTTGAGGTATTTCAGAATGTTCAACATCCAAGATATTGGTTTCTGGATGACCCCAATCGACAGTGAATAAATATTCGCCATGGTAAAACTTTTTATCTAAACCTAGATATTTACCTTTTAAACCAGCCAACCAATCAAAACGATGAACACTAGGATAATAGCTAAAACAATTCCACAGTTCCAATTCATGCGTCTGCATATTTGGCACATCGGATCTATCAAACGATTTTTGAAAAAACGCTGATATAGGGAGACGCCAAAAGCATGCACCGTTGGGAAGCATGATGTTAAATAAGAGCGCACGCCCTGATATAGATGTAAGACCGAAGACCACACAGTCTTCACTTTCTCCATGATGTTTTTTAAGGTCATAAAGATACTCCTTTCTTATTTTACAATATATGGGTGGTAAGTTTGCATTTAGATAAGCCATTTAACATTTCCATCTTCTCCTTGCAGCACATATTCGCTTATCTGGAGTTTTGCTACAATTTACATTGTGCATTTTCATTTGTCCAGCACTTCTTGCACAATATGACTTTCGTCTTTTTGAAGCTTTACTTCCTTTTTTAACTTTACCTGTTACTGCTGTTTTTAATTTTGATCCAGGATTCATTCTTCTGTATGCACGAACCCCTGCTGCAGTCATACCTGCACCAGATTTAGTTGATCGGTAATTTTTTTTATTACGCGCAGGCATTCCACCTTTTGCGAAACCATCGATCTCTATACCTAAGTCAGCATAGTAATCCATGTAGTACCTATGTTGTTAAACCTGGAGCTGAATATTTATCAGTTAAAAGTGTGTATGCAGCAACATTAGTTTTTGTTTTACAAAAAATTCCTTTTGGAAATGGAATACCATCTTCAGGAAAAGAAAAGTTTACTAAGTCACCTGTAGGCACGTCTCCAATAAATAAAGTTGTACCTGCGTTTGAAGTTGTTGTTAATTCTAAAACACCTGCTCCACCGCCATCTGAAGCAATAATAATTCCTCTTAATCTGATTGGGCCTTCAATAATCGCAGTTGCCCCCGCTGCCGCTGTTGATCTTGTTGCTTGAATATCGCTTTTGTATCCCATAATAAATCCTATTATAAACTTTAAATATAGGGGCGTAAAGTACGCCCCTATAAACTCCTTATTACGCTCCTGGAGAACCGAAGATTCCTCTAGGGTCAGACCAGCCGAAGCTGTATCTTTCTCTAGCTTTAAATCTTACGTTTCCAGTGTCGAAATCTCCTTCAATCGCAGTTTTAATTGGCGATCTAACAAAGTTTTTCAAACCGTTTGGCGCATCAGTCAAAATGAAGAATGCATCAGTATCAGTCAAGAAGTGGTTAACTCTGTAACCTTCAGGAATCATACCCATGTTCATCATTGCGTTGATGTCGTTTTTAGCAAACGCGTTTGATCCACCTGCAGTTGTAGATAAAGGTGACTTCATGATTCTCTCAGCAGTAAATTGTAATTCTTTTGGAATTATCATTTTTCTACCTTGTAGAGCGATCTTTAGTCCTCTTTCGTCTACGAACGCAGCGATATCGATTAACGCTTGTTCTAACGATGTTTCTGACAAGTCAGCAGCAGTAGAAAGTTCATTTCTGAAAGTTCCACCATTTGCTAGTGGGTGATCAGTAGTCATTAATGCTTTTCCGTCACCACCATTGTATGAACCACCAGTGTCAAAACCGTTGTTCAAAATGTTAGCAGCTGTGATTTGTTTCGATTGCGCCATTGATCTTGCAAGAGCTCTTGTGTATCTGCCAGCTAATCTGTCGTACAAGTTATCTTCGATAGCTTCCTCAGTTATAGCAAAACCTAATGCTACAGTGTTGTGAGTGTATCTTGATGTGTACGCTTCAGTCGCTTGATCCATAGTGACCATAGCACCTTCAGCTTTAGTTGCTGCAGTACCGAAGCCAGATAACATTACTTCTTCTTCAAACGCTCTGTCTGAAGTTTCAGAAGCAAAGATCTCTGCATGTTCATTGTCGTATCTGTTGTATTCCAGGCCAAATAGTGCATTTAAACCTGGCTCTAGTTCTTTAACTAGTTGTGATCTTGATATAGCCATAATTTATAATCTCCTATTATTATAAGCCTGTGCCTTGATCGTAGAAATGGTTATTAATTCTAACCAACACATCTACGTTCGCGCTTCCAGCATCGCTATTTTGCGTATCTTGCGAAATATCAATTGCTTGAAGAACAGTACCACTTGTTGTTAAACCAGATACACTGTGATCCAATTGGACTTCAGAAATACCTGTTAAAGTGTTTCCTGTTACGTTTGTTATTGCAAAGTTTTTAAAGATGTCTGCTACTGCAAACGCTCCATCAGAGTCGATCGAGTAAACTACACTTGGGTCGTCAATTACATTAGCGATAATATCACTAGCTGCAACTCCACCTGGATAATAGTTTTTAAACGTCGGCTTCTGAGTAGTAGGGTCTGTGTAGAACACTCCGTTAAAAACGCCCACGACTTTATCGGAAGTATTTGCTACTGCTCTTTCGATTCCGCCACCAGTTACAGGTTTAACCAAGTCACCTTGGAAAATTGCTGTAGCATAACCACTAGCAATTCTGTATCTGTTTTGCGCGTTAATAAATGGAGAGCCATCTAACTTTCTTACTGGTCTTAGACCATATTTTTCAGCTACATTAGCCATAGTTGTTTATCTCCTTTTATTGTTTACTTTACTTTGGAGTGAATATTCCCAAATAATTAGGATTTGTTTCCACCACCAAAAGTTACGCGAGATTGTCTACTAATATTAATAGGCATCTCCGGTCGTTGTTCCTTCATGACATCGTTGTCCACCGCGTTAACTCTATCTTGAGTAATTCTTTTGAAATACTCGGCACGGCTTTTTGCGATCTCTTCAGGTATCCTTCCCAACACAAGGCCAGCAACCCCGATGAGTCCTGCGTAAGTTCCCTGAGCAATGACTGGATAAGCATGATCACCTAATTGATTCTTGATCTCTTCGGCTCTCACAAATTCCCAACCTTCTCTCATTTTCTTAGATACGTTAGCCGTATCTTGGAAACCCATACTTTCGGTTCTGATCCATCTATGAACATAACCGTCTGGCGCAGGTGGTGCATCCAGAGATGATGGTGGCGTCCAAGGTTTATTTCTAATATCTTTTTGTTCCTCAGATGCGCGTGAAGTTCTATTTATTTTATCGCTCATTCTATACCTCCTTCACGAATTTAGCGTATTCTTCTAGTGGCACCCCTAATTTTTTGGCAATCGCCACCTGTGATTTGGTGAGTCTCACAGATCTACGTCCCTGCTGAGTTCTTCCAGCAGAAGCAACTTTTTGGACGGGTCTTCGTTGCTCTTGAACAGCAAAACGATGAGGGAAATTTTCCTTCATTCGTTTGTCTATTTCATTATAATACTCATCACTTTCTACATCAACACCCATGCCCACTAGATCTTCGTGCACAGTCATTGCAGCATTAGTCATGATTTTATCATTTCCAAACCAAGCATTATCAGACGCCCATTTTCTAGCTTTTTCACTAGGTTCAGTTTGAGTTTCTGTTTGTTTTGGTTCTTCTTCTTTTGGTGCGTTTTTTTGTTCTTCAAGCTGTTTCAATCTAGCTTCTCTATCAGCCATTTTGATTCTAGCTTTTTCTTTTTCAACACTCAATTGAGTAAGCTCGTCATTTGCCTCCATGATCTTATCTGGATCATTATTTTCGATAGCATCTTTAAGCTTCTTCTTAACTTGTTCTCTTTGAGCATCTACTCTCGCATCAAATTCTTTTAAATACTTTTCATCAGTAGAATCGTATTTAGTCTGAGTATCATCATATTTTTTTTGTAAACCTTTAGCATAATCCATAGCTGCTTTTTCTCTTCTTTCAGCTTCACGGAATCTTCTAGTAAGTTTATCAATTCTTTTTTTGACAGACTCAGAAACCTGGGACAAGTCATCAGGTTCTTCTTGTTTTTCTAATTTAGTTTCTCTCTCATTTTCGAAAGTTTTGTCTTCCGCAGGTTGTTCAACCACTTCTTCAACATCAACCTCTTCTTTAGGTTGCTCTTTATCGTGTTTTGTATAACCTAAATCGACTTCACCGACATTTAAATTTGGTTCTTTCGATTCTTCCTGTTTAGTTTCTTCAACCTTAACTTCAGTTTCTTTTACATCATCAAGATCAATGTCAACTTCAGGGTTTTTATTTGCATCAGCCATATATCCTCCTTAATACAAATGCAGAATGTCTTCTGGTTTACTTATTGTTGCGATGATTTCATCATCGTTCAAAATACGGTGTTCACCATATTTTGTTTTAAATCTCGAACCTGCGTATCTACCGTAGATTACGAATTGACCCTTTTTACACCAAGGACCTTTTGGAAATTTTTCTTTATCTGCATAACAAAGATCACCCATCTCAACAACAAGACCTACTACGGTTGTCATTTGAATAGTTTCGTTTGCTGTATCAGTTAAAAGAATTCCACCTTTAGTTTTTTTAGGACCTGCATAAGGTCTTACTAAAAGTCTATAACCAACTGGTTTTGGTATTAGTTCAAGATATCTTTTAATACCCTCTGGATCTGTGGGTATGGCTTGTTCTTTAGAATCTGGTGCAGCCTCACCATTTTTTGTTTTGACACCAACTAAACCTGTGTCAGGTGTTACTATCGTCATCGATATTCTCCTCGTTTTTCTGCAGGTCTTTTAGATCCTGTAGCAACGCTTCTAGAGCATTGAGTTTCCCTCTAGAATACTGGAGTTTATCAATTGTGTCTACATGGTACACCAAATCCTCCTTGACTTGGTCTATCTGTTTTTTTATGTAATGTCTTACCGACTGAAGAGTATCTAAATCAAGATTCATTTTTTTCTAAACAAACTTTATTTTTACCTTTTTCGAGTCCTTTAAAACCGTAGTATTGCATTATATTCGCTATTAAATTCATATCGTACATTGGATAATCATCAAATACAAATCTTGTGATAGGTGCTGTTCTTTGAGCAAACCAAACAGCTTCAGTTATTACATCCTTAGTCATATGTGGACCATCAAAAAATACAAAAGCAAATTTAGAATCTCTATGTTTTGATATGGTCATAAAATCTACGTCAGTCATATTACACAAAGTAAATTTACCTTGATTTCTATATGGCTTTAAATCATTAAGCATATGGTCTCTAATATCATCTGAATAGGTTGGAGCCACTCCTCTTTCAAAGCCATCCCATTTGTAATCTTTTTGTTTATCGAAATGTTGGTATTCTAAATCACTATATGGATCAACACCCACATGGATATAATTATTAATGATATTGTCCATAATAACTTTAGACCCATATCCCTTATTAACTCCAATCTCACATGATTTATAACCTTGGCAATCAAATCCTTTAGTCCATCTTTCAAGTAATTCATATTCATAACTGTCTCCACTTATCATAAATCACTTATAACTAATCTGTTGTTTAAATCAACTACTTCTTGCCTTTGAAAATCTGAGTGCCCTTTATACCGTAAACGCTCGCCACGACGAGAATCCAAAGATTTGTGAACCAGCTTGGAAGTTGCGAGAAATATTCAAAGAAGAGTTTTACTTTGTCCATTGCGGTTGGATCTTCACTCAGGACTGCCCAAGCCAGCACCAACACCGGCGCAGACAAAATTAATAAAATAAATTCGTCCTTATAATCGTTTTGCCGAGCTTCTAGAAGTTTGCCCTGATAAGCTTCTTCCCCCGCTGCCATCTTTTGTGCGTGCATCAGTTGAGCATCTGACATTGCTTGCTTGGTTTTTTGACGGTTTGAGTATATATGCGCTCCCGTCTTTACTGCCATCCCTAATAAGTTGAACCATGCCATAATATTGCTCCTGTCTTCGTTTACATAGATAAGGTAACATTAAATGAAGAATTTTTAAACCCTCTAGCCCAACAGCTTTCCATCTATAGGTAGTTTTGTAATGATTATCAAAGGTTCTTGTAAATACATTACCAAATTTAAAGAAATTGTGAAACAAATCAATGACATCTCGATCAGTCATTTCTACAGATACTTCAATCTTTCTTCTTACTTTTCCGTCTCGATATTTTCCACTTTTGAAATAACCAAAAGTTCCTTCACCTTCAAATATACCAGCTAAAAAAATTAATTTTTCTTTGTCAGATAAAAATTTAAACACAAAGACTTATAACAAGTCTTTTATATAATCGCCACCCTTTTCTACGACTATTTCTCCACCTAAACTCTTTTTATTTAATTTATCAAGTCCTGAAGTAAGTTTTTTATATTCATCACTTTGTCTTAAAATACTTAAGGCTTCTTGTGTCTGTGATTGATTAGATGCTGTAACATCTACATCTTTTTTCATGATCTCATCAAATTTTTTGTGAAGCTCAGGTCTATTTTTTAAAACTTTTTTTGCAAGTAAGCTTCCTACGTATTTAAGCGTCATTTAAATTCCTACAAAGTTCACAACCTTTTTTAAATACTTCATGTTTCCAACATGGATCTTTTACAATAATTTTTTGTTTATAAATAATTGGTGGAAAAAATAAACACCAAATCCATCTAGCTATTTTTTTAAAAATCATCTTACTCCTATAAACTTAAAACCTTTTACTTGAATACCATTGTTACCAGGATAAGTATTTTTATCAGTAGTATCTCTATGTGGACATTTCATTCCACCACTACCAAATTTGATTGGTGGTACATTTGGGTTTGGCCCTTTTTTAGGTGGAGGTCCAAATTTTTTTCCTATCATAATAAACTCTTATCTACATTAGATGATATCACAACTTCACCGCCATCGTCATACGATTGAAATCCTGATAAAAAAGTATTTGGGTTTGTTACAGGTTTTTTAATTTGTGTTACAGGTGATTTACATGGAGGAAATGTGCCATCAGGACAAAGCTGTTGTCCGCCTCCTCCTCCAACATTATCTATCGTTTTTGGTTTTATTTGTTTTATTGTATTTGCACTAAACGGATGTTTAGTCTTTTTTTGACCTGTAGTTAAATTTTGTATAATTCTTAGACCAGCTGTTAAGGGACCAATAACAGGAATTTTAAAACCACTTGAAGTTTTTTGATTTGTTGTAACATTATTTACTTTTGCGTTACCTGTGGTGTTGTTTCCTGTGTTTGTAGGTGTTTCTCCATAATATCCTGAACCTGTTTCAAACCTAGTGTGTGAGTGATCGGAACCTTTGTTAACAGCAGTG